TCATATCTTGAACTCCTTCCGATACCATTGGTGAAGGTCCTCTGTGGTGTTTAGCTTGGCCGCCAGCGCCTGGCCACTTTCGACCAGCTTGTAATATTTGTGTTTGAACTCTTCGATTGTTAATACCTTGAACTGCCATTCCCCCGGCATGTATCCTTCAGATATGAAGGTAAATCCCTTCTCGGTCTCCTCTGTAATCTTTCCCGGGATCTCATGGTCTCTATTGGTATCAAAATAGCGGAGGTTGCCTTTGTGCATGTGTACGTCCAGAGCTATGCCGGTGAAACTTTCCTCATCCGGAAGCTTGTATATATAAACAGCTTGTCTGTCCATGATCTTTTTACCTCCTCTTACCTGAAAATAAGCACTTTGCACCGTACTGGCACTGTGCTATTACTGTGCTTTTCCGGTGCATCTCTGGTGCTCTTTTAGTGGCCTGTATCCTACTATTATACTACATCAGATATCTGATTAAAATACCTATTGAAACTCTGGCGCTGGTATTTGACTGCACCTTCTGTAAAGCTGCCGGTTCCTGTATTTACTAAAGTTATTCACCTGAATATAGTTGCTGCCATTTACGCTGTATCGCACGATAAAGCGTCTATCGTGCAGGCTCTGCAGCATTTCATCAACCTGGCTGGCGCTCACATCATCAAATCCCATTATAACCTTCTTGATCTTCCTGGGATTGTCCTCCATGCGTCCCTTGTCATCTACCATGGTCCAGAGGCCTGCAAATAATAATCTGGTTAATGGCGGGAGTTCTCCCATGGCATCATTGTCAAAAATGAGGTTCTTTATATTGCGCATTTGCTCCATCTGCCTTTGAAAAACTGGTGTTATACATGCTTTACTCATACCGTTAGCCTCCTTCTCAAATTTTAAGCCGTTATTTTGATGGTGTCGGCGTCTCCAGTAATTAGTCTTATCAGCTGTGCGCCTGCTCTGATTCCATCGATATAGCCCTGGTCATACACAGAAGTTGTAAGATTGTTGAGTTTGTCTTCTGCCGCTATTTTGCCTACTTTTTCAGCCAGTAATGACAAGATTTCCTCTTTGGCTACCTCGATATCCTCCTGAAGATCAGCTGTAGATATGGCATTGGTATTCTCCTCGGTCTGCAAAAAACATGCTAATTGATAAATGTTCTTTTTCATCCTTCATTCCTCCTTATTTATTATTCGTTCCGGAACGGGCACCATGTCGGGCTGGTCCGTGCATACCTTCCTGGTATATGTTTGCCTACCTTCATGCAATCGTGCCGGTTCCCTCGCTTCCCTTCCGGGGTTATTTTGCAGTACTCACACTTCTTGCAGTGTGGGATTGGTTTCTCCTCCGGCAGTATTAGTTCTGCAGGGAACTCCTGTATTAAATCCCCGCCCCAGACTTTCTCCAGCTCTTTGCTGCTATTCATAAAGACCGGGATTTCGGCGGTTCTGGCTGCAGTGACGATTGTCTCTATCCATTCCCGCTTTGGCTTTACTTTGTCCCGCCTATTTCCGGTCTCGGCTCCGATGATGATCCAGTCCATGAAGTCTATGTCGCTTATGTCTATCTCCTCCAGGAGCGGCTCTATATTGATGAATTGGTTATGCTGCTTCCTGGGGAGGAATACTATCTGATCAAGGTCAGCGCTCCTGGTGACGGTCGTCCCGTACCAGAAATTCCTGGAGCGGGGGAGTAGCCCTATGGAGCTCATTTGTTCGTATCTTTGCGGGTACCTCGTCATGAAAAGGTAATTATGCCATGGTGCTGCTTCACAGGCCCTGAATACTTCCTCTATCCAGGTATCCGGGATCCAAGGTCCGAACAGATCCCCCAAGCTGCAAACGAAAATGTTCGCTGGTTTCTTCTTTTGTGCCGGCATTGGCAGGCGGTACCTGTGCATTATAGGTTCAAATCCCACCGGGTCCGGTATAACCTTGCCTACCTGGTTTTTAAATGGGTTATCCAGGATATAAAGTCCGTTTTCATCCTTCCGGAGCTGGCTGGATCCTTTGTTGATCCTCACGTCTCCGGAGAAGCGCTTTGCCTGTTTCGCTGCGTAGCAGTATGGGCAGCCATGCCGGCAGCCGGTGACCGGGTTCCAGGTGAAGTTACACCACTCGATCTGTGATATGTTCATCATCTGTTTATTCCTCCCTTCCTGGTATTAGTCGGTGATAGGTAAAAGGTAAAAGGTAATAGGCAATAGGTAATAGGTTAAAGGTAATAGGCCCGGCTTGTACTGTGCTTTTCTCATACTTGTATGAGACTAATCTGGTGCTTTTTGAAGGTCCTTGATTTTGTTAGGCTTCCAATAGGCGCCGGTATTCTGTCCTTATGTTGCTGCTTTGCGATAGCTGCAGCTTCTTTTCTTATTGTCTCAGCTTCCTCCGGTGTCCTGGCTGTGATCATGATGGTAATTACTCCAGGCTTTAGTTCCCGTGCTACATGGACCGGCGTTTCGTCCTCGTCAATCGTGATTATGTACCTTACCTTTGGCTGCTGTGTGATAGCTGATTGCAAGCTTACTACTTTGGCCATGTCTTTTACCCCCTTTATCAATTTATGTGGTTGGGTCGTCCTCTTCGGGTATGTTTGCCTGCTCCTGGTTGGTATCCACCCGCGCCGCGTGGAGGCGGCAGGCTCTGCGGGCATGGCACCTGGCGGTGCCATTTGTGGTTGGGTTGTCTGTTGATCCGGTTTTCTTTTGCCTGCTGGCTTCCGGTACTGACTTTAAGTTAGTTATAAATTGAACTATGGGAGCGGATCTGGTACAATGTTAGTACAAGACCGCTCCGGTTGGTCTGTGTGAAGCTCTTTACATCAAAGCTTTTAGTCGGGTGCTGATGTAAGGGGCTTTTCTTATGCCACTGTGAAGCGGCGGGATTCTATTTCCTTCAAGTATTGCTTATAAAGTTCTGCATGTGTCGTCTTAAACGCTGCTGTATCAAAGCGGCTGCTTTTTACAACCTTCCAACGGATCTTGAAAACATCAACCACCATTTCATCTACTCCTCTGGCGCTCATCTCAGCTTTAATCGCATCCTGAATACTATTTATTTCTGCCTGAAGCTCTTCTGCCATTGCCTGAAGTTCTTTAAGCTCTCTAACCTTGCTTACTAATTCGTTTGTACTCATGTAATCACTCCCTTTAATTGTTTCTGTTTATAATATAAATGATATTGTTTATAGTGTCAATGACTAATTTAACGTTTCTCAATAAAAGAGAAATAATATCGTTGATTTATTAAATAAATTCGTTTATAATGAGAATATCGAAAGGAGTGGTTATATGTCCGTTTCGGAACAGTTAAAAATTCTATGTGTTAAGCTTGGTATAAGTGTTTCTGAACTCGGAAGGTTATCCGGCAGAAGTCCACAGGCCTTTAATCAAAAGATGAAGCGTGAAACTTTTACTGTCGATGAGCTAAAAAAGATAGCCGAAGCTGCCGGATGCAAATACGAGGGCTCTTTTATACTGCCATCTGGCGAGAAAGTCACATATTAATTGAGGGGATGTCCTGCTTTGGAAAAGAAAAATATTCATATTTTTGCGCCCTACAACAATGGCTTTACTGTAAAAATTCCAGGAGCTGGGTACCTCAATGGCAAGGAGGCAAGAGAGTAAAATTTGCCCTTGGTACAACTTTGAAAACGACAGCGAGGTGACAAATGGCAGCATTTCCATTAAAAAATAATTAAGAAAGGATGATTTTATGTTTATGGTTCTTGGTTTAACCGGAATGGTAGGCTTTGTGGTCTGCCTGGTTGTTTTTATAATCTCACTGATTAGAAAAAAGTCGAAGAAGCCAAGTGCTATTGGTATGGTTGTGTGCTTCACCTTGTTTTTTGTCGGTTTGGCATTGACGCCTCCAGCGCCAGAAAAAACAGCAGTAGAAAAGGAACCGGCCCCGATTATTACGGAGAGCACTGACTTTGAAAGTGAAGCTCCCTCTTCAAGTGTTATGCCTTCTGAGACCATTACGCCTGTTTCCACTGCTGACGATAGTCAGTCTGCAGAGAGTTCCTCACCATCCGAGCCGTCCAAGCCATTCGAGCCAACTGAACCGACTGAAACTCAGCCTACCGAAGTATCGGAGACTGTCTTCACATTAGATGATGAGATAATTCCGGGACTTAAGGCAGCCGATATAAAACTGAACTTGGTTAAATGGGGATTGAAGGAGGCCTCTTCCAAGAAATCCGAGGGCTCTGACGACATTTCCTATATTTCCTCCGTGGTCGATTCTGAAACCGGTGCTGATCTGTCCTATTTCATCATGACAAACAGTGCTCTTAATGTGAAATATGCAACCTTCTCAATTATCAATCTGGCTGCTATATCTGAAGAGGATTTCCTTAATATCGCTACCGGTTATCTTGGTTACTGTGCTACTGTTCCATTTGACGGTGCCGAGCCTGAAAAATCCAAACAGTGGATCGAGGACAACATTAAAAAGTGTAATGAAGCGGGAAAGATTGAAACACTGAATGTCGGCAATGTAGAATTTTCACTCTACGGCACTGGCAACAGTTCACGATATCTTGAAATAAAACCCATAAAAAATAATCCTCAGCAGAGCTCATCGGAAGATTAAACGAATTTATAAATGGAGGAGTTGATAAAATGACGATATATGAAAAAATCGACCGCTACAAGCTGGCCATTGATGAAAAGCGTCCCTTTGAAGGTCATTTGCTTCATGAAATTAAAAACTACTACCGGATAGGCCTTACATGGTCCAGCAATGCCCTCGAAGGGAACACCCTCACTCTAAGTGAAACAAAGATCCTCCTGGAAGACGGACTGACTGTCGGAGGGAAGCCTCTTCGGGATACATTCGAAGCCCTGGGGCATGCAAAGGCTTATGATTTCATGTTTACATTGCTTAATAGTTACCAAATAACCGAAGAAGACGCCCTTACAATGCACCGGATGTTCTATACAGGTATTGATGCCGAGGAAGCGGGAAAATACCGCAGTCGCCCAGTCTTTATAACCGGCTCAAAATATGAAGTATGCCCAGTAGAACGGATAGAAGAGGAAATGAAAAACTTATTCCAGTGGGCATGCTCCGCGCGTAACAAATACCATCCGGTCCAATTTGCCGCCCAGCTGCATAAGCGGTTCGTATTTATTCATCCTTTCATAGATGGAAATGGGAGAGTTGCTCGGTTGCTGATGAATACGGCGCTTATTCAAGACGGTTATATGCTGGCCATAATTCCGCCGGTCTTGCGACATGAGTATATTAGCTTACTGGAGCGGGCTCATGAAGATGATCAACCTTTTATGGACTTTATTGCCGAACGCGTTCTTGAGTCTGAAAAGGAAATTATGAGGTTATTGAATATCCCTTTTCCTCATCTATCCTAAAATAAAATAAGAGCGATATCTGTCCGTTAAGATTCCGCTCAAAATATACCCAGTGGTAATATTTAAGCCATTCCGCGTTTATATGAAAAAGAGAGCCTCTACCGGGATAAAGTCCTGGAGGCTCTCTTTGTGTTTCTGGTGTAGCTTTGATGTCATTGTCCTATTGTATGACATGGAAGAGCTATGGCCGCTAATATTCACTTGGGAAGAGGATTGTTGTCGCAGATCTATCCCATTCGGTAATAATCCAGATCTTTCCCTTGCTGGTCTCATATGCGGCCAGTATCCGCTCGCCTGTCCTGGCTGCCATATCATTCAGATCTTTATCCTCTTGACAAAGGTCTCCCCAGTCATATTTCCGGTACCGGTTAAAGGCTGCTATGACTTCTTGAGCAAATGCCGGGTTTTCCTTCATTTCATCAGCTACACCTTTTATTGCGAGTATCGTTCCATATTCCATGGGGTTTCTCCGCTTGCTTTAGTTTGTATTCATGTTAATACGATCAGCTCACCTGGTTAAGGCATACCAGGTGGGTAAATTCAGGACCAGCTCCAAATACGTTGGCGTATTTAATAACGTTCAGCGGATGAGGAGGTGGTTATCCTGATCATTGCTATTAATTACACCGTGGAATACGACGAGGCCCGCAAGGTTTATAAGATCCGGAATAAAGATGCTCCATTTTGCCCGGACTGCGGCCAGCTGCTCTCCGGATATGATACAAGAGCTCGCCATGTCGTTGATAGTTCGGGCCAGATCTGCTGGTACCGACTGCGCCGGTTAAAGTGTCTATGTTGCGATAAACTGCATCTTGAGCTTCCGGATTTTATGGCTCCTAAAAAGCATTATGAAGCCAGGCTTATAGAAGATGTTATGGCTGGCCGATCGGATTCTTGCCCGGCTGATGATTCGACAATCCGAAGATGGAAAAAAGGAAAATACCCACCCAGTTTGCCTTAATAACCCGGAGCTTCTGTAGTATTTTTGTAGACAAGCCAGTTGAAAGGAGTGATAAACCATTGGAAACAGAATTTTTAAAAAAATAGCTGTCTCATTCGGTATAGCTTTAGCTTTGTTTGTAGCCGCAGTAATCGGTTACAATTTTAACGATGCGAGCTTGTCCTTACCTGGAGACTCTGTGAAGACATTCTCCGATGTAGATGTATCATCGAATAACAGTGGCGCCCCTGGTATGATCACAATCCCAGGTTACAAGCATATCACTATGAAAGCAGGCCAGAAGGTTCAGAAGGTAGAGCTCGGTAATCCAAAACAAAATAACTGTTATATGTCAATTGCTATTAAGCTCCCAGATGGGACGCAGCTTTATGAGTCAGGTTTGCTTGAACCCGGACAGGTCCTTACCTCTATTGAAATCTCCCGAGAGCTAAAATCCGGGATTTATGAAGGGGCAATCCTGAGCTATTCATGCTATGACATGGAGGAAATAAAAGAGCTAAATGGTGCTGTAACTATTTTTGATTTGGAGGTTATGCCATGAATAAAAGAGTTTTGTCTGTATTAATAGCCATCATCCTGGTGTGCAGTGTTATGCCAATAGAAGCACTTGCAAGCCAGACATCTGGAAGTATGACCGTTTCCTATACCTATACTTTCACACCTGATTATACAATAAATATCCCCGCTTCAATCTCTATCAATGATAGCGAAGTTATTACATTCACGGCTGAAAAAATGGATATTGGATCTGATAAGGAAGTCCATATTAAAATCGACGGTGAAGCTACATATGAAAACGGCGGAAATTTTTATCTTTATAAAGATAAAGGGACAGAAAACGAGTCAAAAATACCTTGCTCTATTTTGCGCTCAAATCCATCTGGAAGTATTGGATGGACTAAAATTAACGGCTTGAGCAACGAGGATGTAGCTTGGTTTAGAGATGGTGATACAAATGTGAGAGGTTACGGAGCTCTTAAATTTATACCAAATGTCCCCAGCGGCTCTCCCTATGGAACATATACAGGAACGGTCTATTTTAAGATTGAGCTCATTGATAAAAGCTAATTAATTCATAAAAGCATGTTAGTAGTAGAACCCTGGAAAAACCAGGGTTTTTGTTTTCTTGCTTACTCTATAAAATATATTTTAGGCGCGTATTTCCCCTTTATTTTGAATTTTAACTCCAACATGGGTATTTACCTTACCTACTTTAAATTCGCTCCGTACAAGTCAAATCTGGCCGTTTCTCGCCTGCATTTTTGATATGGACATGTCCGTCCAAACAAGTAAAGCAAAAGAGCGGATTTTATTCCGCCCTTTTACTTTTTAAGGCTAAGCCTAATACGGCTCTTTGAAGATTTGACTAATACGAGGCATTGCTTTCTCGATGATAGGATCCTCAAATGGTCTTGGAGCCATTCTATCGGTTCCCTCTTCGAGATATGGAGCATACTTTACTTCAGTAGTAATTGCCGGTTTTATTGTTACGGTCTTGCCTATTCGCTCGGATGCAGATTGCGGTCTCCAACTTAAGCGCAGGTTTCCACTGCGATTTGCAGGCGGTTCACCTGGTGCTGAAGCTCTGTATAATTGCCCACCTCGCAATTTATGGCCATAATCTTTAAGCAAGCTCTTTGTTTGCTTTGTCATCCTGCTGCCATATGTGCCAGGCTTCTTATAAACCTTACCGGAACGCTCTCCTCGAAGGACAGTTAAAGCTGAATTCCGGAGCTCGTTGGCTGCACGAAACGCTCTTGATTTGGCTTGATAAGTTATTTCCTCCACAATCTCATTAACAGCGCCCTCTAAATCAATCTTCAAGCTTCAGCCACTCCTTTCACCGGCATATTTGCAAAAATGCGGGCCAGTCTTTCTGCCAGCTCGTCTCCGATGTCGTCAGTCATTTCGCGGATATAAGCCTTCAGTATGGCCACCACTTTGTTTTCATCGGTGTTGTCTCCGCCGCCTTCAATCGTGAATTTAGGCTCTGCCTTGACTTCTACCTTGATGGTGATGTTCTGGCCGGCCTTTCCGGTTGCGGAGGCTACCGGGATTTCGTCCGGTTCCTCTCCTACGATTCCGCCGTCTTCATAGGCCCTTACGCCAAGAAGCTCACCGGTCCGCTGCCATAAATCAAGGCCTCTTTGCCTCTTGCTTGGGCTTAACGGGATAATTCCTTCAGCTCCGTCCTCGGCCACGATGCCCATGTGCGGCTTTGTCATAATGCCGCCGTATGCATGTTCGAGGACGCTGCCTTTGCCCTGGCTGGTCGTCAGGCCGGTTTCTTTCGATCCTTTTTGACCCAGGCCTCCGAGCCAGTCTTTGAAGCTCTGCCACTTGTCGCCGATCCATTCACCGATGCCACCGAGCTTTTCGCCTACCCATTCCCATGCCCTGGTTGCTCCGGTCTTGATGGGTTCCCAGACTTTCTGTTCAAACCATCCCGACACTCCGGACCAGGCTTCGCTTATGGCATTCTTTGCTGCTGTGAACTGATCTCCCAGCCATGCTCCTGCTGTCTGCGCTGCGCTTTTCACCGGCTGCCAGACCGATTCATCAAACCAACCTGAAACAGCTCCCCAGGTCTCGCTTACCCAGGTCTTGGCCTCGCTCCATCTTTCGCTTACCCACTGGCCTGCTGCCTGGGCTCCTGTTTTGACCGGTGTCCATATTGACTCTTCAAACCATGTTGAAAAGTCGGACCAGCGCTCGCCTATCCATGTTCTTGCCTCGCTCCATCTTTCGCTTACCCACTGGCCGGCGGCTTGGGCTGCATTGCTTACCGGGGTCCATATCGATTCATCAAACCACCCGGAGAAATCACTCCATTTATCTCCGATCCAATCTCTTGCCTCGCTCCATGCTCCTGCTGCGATGTTAATTGCTGAAATACCAACGTCCTTTGTCGGGGTCCATATCGAAGTTTCGAACCATTCACTGAACCCGCTCCACTTGTCACTGATCCATGATCCGGCGTTTGAGGCTCCTGTCTTGATGGAGTCCCATGTGTTGCTTGCCCATATCTTGGTATTTTCCCAGAACTTTGATAAAGCTCCGTCTTTGTCCGTTGCGTCAGATAGGGCTTTGCCGGCTTTATCTCCGGTTAAAAGCGCCGCTGCGCCGCCTATTCCTGCACCGATTAAAGTTCCAAGTCCAGGCATGATTGCAGTACCTATTAAAGCACCTGTTCCGACCATACCTGCTTTGGTTCCTGCGGTTACATACTCATCTTTAGCAACTTTGTTATTGCCTGCTTTGCTTGCTTTTATTCCCTGATAAACATCAATTCCTGCGCTACCAAGTCCGAGGATCCCGCCTATAATTCCGGCTATCCCTGCGGCGCCTGCAGCTGCAGCTCCGCCGGCAGTTGTTGCTCCGCTTCCGAGTGCTACTCCTAACTTGGCCAGGCCTGTTGTTAATGCGCCTCCGGACGCTACGTATGTGCCATTAGCAAGCTTCACAGTATTTATAGCATTTCCTGCCGCTCCCGCGGCGCCCGGTAAAGCAAGAGGCGATCCTCCTCCAGGAAGCTTCGGTATTGTCGCGGGTCCTCCTCCAGGTAAGCTTGGAATGTTGTTTATGATTTTGCCCCCACTTCCACCTTCTCCAATCGTTGGGCCATTGATGTAAACTACGGAGGCCGTAACGGCCATAGTGGAAGTTATGAAGCTGTCAGGGACAAGAGATCCTGTTGCTGCAGGTACTCCATCTTTGCTCCCTTTTCCAAAAAGGTTAAATAAACCTTTCCCGGCCTTACTTCCCAGCTTAAAAACACCTGTTCCAAGTTTAAAGATACCTGTAAGTAGCGGCCATATTTTAGCAATTCCTAACCCTATTGCGCCGGCAGACAGCCAGGATGTACTGCTTGGCTTCTCTCCTCCTGGAAGCAGCGTTCCTGCGTCCTTAAATACGCCTTTGATAGCGTTCAGGATTGCCTCTCCTACCTTCTTGCCGTCAAATCCCCGTGTAAAACCTTCAGCGAATGAAGCGCCTATGCTGGTTCCGTCCTCTACGGCACCCCTGGCGTCAATTCCGAGTATGGCCAGCAATCCTGCGGAGAGTGCAGTTCCTATTCCTTCGCCGATTTTGCTGGCTTTGTCTGCAAGCCAGGCCTTACCGGTTGAATTCCACCACTCGTTGAATGGCTGCGCTATGATCTTATCCCAGGCTATCTTCAGCTTTTCTCCGAAGTTCTTGGCGTCTTTCCATTCCTGGGAGTTAACCATGCGCTGTATGCTATTTCTCAAGGCATCCACTCTGGCCATTACCCACTTGGAGATATTTGCTCCGGCTTTCTTCCAGGCCTCTCCCCATTGAGCGATGATATCCTGGTTCTCGTCTATCCAGGTAGTGATCTTTTCAAGTCCTGGCTTTACGCCTTCCCACAAGCCTTGTCCCCAAGGCCTCAAGAGTGAGTTTTGGAGAGTGTCTTTAAGGGTTGAGATCATACCTTTGGCCGTCCTGGATTGGTTGTCCATCATTCCGCCGAAGCGCTTATCCATGCCTCGTAACAATGCATCGATAACTTTTGCCGCTTCTATGCTCTCTTTACCGATGTTCGCTATCTGCTCTCCGGTGAGGCCGAGCTCTTCCTGCAGGATCTGGTTAGCCGGCACGCCGAGTTCCTGGAGCTGCAAGAGCTCTTCTGTCTGCGCTCGCCCTTTGGCCTGCATCTGGCCGAGGGCCCTGGTGATTCTGTCTATTCCTTTGGAGCCGGCTCCCAGGCCGCTGGCCGTATCGCCTATGGTTTTCAGCATATCCAGCACCTTATCCGCTTCAAATCCGAAGGCCATTAGCAGCTTACTGCTGTTGATCAGTTCCGGAAATTCAAACGGCGTTTTGTTCGCAAACTCTGACGCTTCCTTCAGGAACTGCTGGGCCTTCTCGGCGCTTTTTAGCATGGTCTCAAATGCAATCTGTGTCTGCTCAAAGTCAGCGGCTATGTCCATTGGTTTATAAATGCCAGCAAATGCGCCGGTGGCCCCGAGTATAGCTCCCTGGATGGAAGTCGCAAAGTTCCATAGGCTTCTCAATGGTGCCGTGGCCAGATCGATTACTTTCATCGTAAAACTGAACGTCTTACCCGCTATGCTGCGTGCTTTTGATGAAACTTTACCGACAATGCTTGACGCCCTATCCAGCGCGTCAAGGACGATCTGGTATTTTGTTTTATTCATCTGCTCCAGCCTTTCCTGGGTCCTTTGACTTGCTTTATCAAAGGCATTCAGCTTACTTTTAGCCTGGGACACTCCAGGATCTGTATTATCCTTGATGCTTATTGGTATCTCAATTCTATAGACGTCACCCATAGTTATCCTCCTTTCTGAATTATTTTAATTAATTGCATGGGTTTTAGAAGGGAGGAGCTCTGCCACAGTAAAGGTAACTGCTAACTAATGCACTTATATAGCCTTTTCCCTTTAACTTTCCGCTTTTCACGTTATCCCTCCTTTCTGCTTATAGCTTCCCGGACTATTTCTCCGAGCTGATTTCTGGCTTGATTTCAGTCAAGCAAAAGTCCAGAATATCACATATTTGCTTTAGTGCAGCGGTTATATATCCTTCGTTCATTGGGCTGCCTATTTGAATGCTGTTAAGGAGCTCTTTGGCTTCTTTTAGCTTGTCCAAGGCTTTCTCATGTGGCGTCTTTTCAGCAGCCTTTCTTGCTGCAGCTTCCCTTTCCTCTTGCTGCCGCTGTAGCTCCTGGCGTTGTTTTTGCTTTTCGATGTACTTAGCTCTTTCCTCATTTCTAACTTCTGCAGTAGGGAAAAACATTGTCTTCACCTCCTTCCAAATTCTTCAGTTAACTTTTTTGTTATTGCCTCCTGGAGTTTAGCTTTTATAAAAGCCGGACTTTCCTCTTCAGGGAGCAACTCAATCCCGCCGATACCATATAAAATTACCGTCAGGTCCCTTACGCCTCTGTCTATGTCCTTGAATAATGTCCTTCTGTTTATGTTAAATCGTGCCGCCGTTTTATAGCTATCCAGAGGATTTTCTGCAAAATAGAAACAAAGCAATTCGTTATACACTCTGGTTTTTTCACCTTTAGCTATCTCCCTGTATATCTTCATCGCTTGTATAAGTACCGCTTTCTCCTCTGGGCTTGACTTACCATCCCTATATCTTTGCAAGGCCTGTTTTACAGCTTTCTGCCGGGCTTCAACCATGATACTTGAACTGTCTTCCTGCTCAATTAATTCCTGAATGTTAAATGCCATTTCACATCCCCCTTGGTTATTGTTATATGAGTTTGAGAGCCTCGTCCTCAAAGCTAATAACAACGCTCTCTGGATTTGAGAATTCACTTATACGTCTAAACTGGTAAACTTCCCCTAATTCTTGAATGGATTCTGATTTACGCAGTTTATTGAAAGCCGAGCATCTTATATCCCATGTAAGCCACCTTTCCCATCCCATGATCTCACATATCTCTGTAATGGTTTTTTCTTCATAATACCGGTAATGTATGTAAATCTGTTCTCTTGGCGAAAGCTTATCTATCTCTTCTCTGACAATAAGCATCATATCGTTTAGTTCGCAATAACTGTATGTATCCGAAGAGGGGTCACAAATAGCATCCTCTAAAGTAAGGTCGTCTCCGTCTTCAGATATGGGTGCATTGAGCGATATCGTCTCAACCTGCCGTTTACCCTTAAATCCTAATTCAGCGAGGCATGTATTTTTCACGTGATATCCAAGATATGAATTAAAAAGAAGTCCCTTATCAGGTGAAAAATCATTAACGGCCTCTAAAACCGCAAAGTAACCGCACTGAAGTAAGTCTTCCGGCTCTGCTAAACTGTTCTTGCATAGAGGGAAATACCGGCTTATGAGCTTGAAAAGCAGTGGCTTCACTGCGAAATACAATTTATGCAGGCTTTCTATATCTCCCTGCGCGGCCATGGCCGCCAACTCCTCATTTGTCACTTGTAATAACCCCCTCTCCGTGATAGAATATTAAAAAATATGTTAATATTTGGCTAAACGGAGCGGGAGCTGTTTATAATGCTCTCGTTTTTATTTTTGTTTGTTAGCAACCATAGTCTTATTTCTCCTTATCTATTGACCGTGAATAGAAATAATAATCTTCTGCTCGTTTGAAGCCTGCAAGCATATCTCTCTTACTTTCTGCTCCCGGCGAGCTGGCCGCTGGTTGCTGATTGTTCCCGTCAAAATACTTGCTATTGATTCCATTCAGCGGTTCCTCCTTGTATTCATCATCCCATCTTCCCTCGTTCAGCCAGGTTTTTGGGTTTGGTATATATCTGCCGTTTTCTCTCTGCCATTGCCACGTTGCTTTAGCTCTTCCTATGGCCGTCATGATCTTGTCAAACAGTTCTGTATCAGGCTTGACCTTTTTCCAGGCGTTCCATGCTGCCTTCTTGCCTACTTTCTTTGGATATGCGGTCCAGAATTCATTAAATCTCTTTTCCTGAAGGCTTGGATCCGCCACGTCACTCTCTTCTTCAAGATCACGGTTTATGTTAAGGTTACGGTTAAGGTTACGGTCACGGTTACGGTTACGGTTAGGGTCGGATGTCCCATTGTCTTGTCCTATGGAATGTCCATAGTCTTGTCCCGCGGACTGTCCCGCGGACATTCCGCTATCATTATCACTTTGACGTTGTTTCCTTTTTCGTTCAGCCTCTTTAGCCCGCTTATCGAGTGCTTTATACCATTGATCCTGCCATACATCCCAGTCATGCAGAATAAAATGACCATCATCAGCAACATCAATCCATCCAGTAGAGATGAGACTTTCCAGAAGATGTTCTGCTGCTTCATGTGCAGATTGTCCCGCGGACTGTCCGCGGTACATAATGCCGTCAGCTATATCATCAGCTGTTGCACTAAGAATATTTCCATCTCGATCAGCATTATTAAGGCCCCATAACCACAGTGTAACGAGTATTCCAATCGCTTCATGCCTACTGCATTGAAGCTGGCGAGCTAATGCTCTGGTTTTTGGGTGATCTCGCACACCTTCATGAGCGCTTACCCATGCCATACTCACCACCTCCTCTCTCTTTACCTTCTATTGCTCTGCTTCTTCCTTCCGGGTAAGCGGATTATGCTCCGAACGCTTCACATATGTGGCCATCGTTACTGCATCCCTGTTTTGCTTTGCTGAGTTCCTTAATTGCTTGTCGGACCATCGCTTTCTCCTCTGGAGATAGTTCGTCCCGCAGTTTGCGGCAAAATGTTGATTCAGAGCATCCCAGCCACTTCGCAATCTGCCAATGAGCTACGTTTGCACTCTTAGCTTCTCTCCTAATATCAGCGTTGGCTTTACTCATTCTACATCCTCCTTTGCATATAATTGTTGTTGTTGTTATTGACCTTTGAACAGTAATGTTGTATTATGTCTTTAGAATAATTCTTGTTGCTGTTGTTGTCAATTAGGCTAAATGCAATTCAACAATGTTGTTCATTTTTAGAATTTGCGGCTCTGATGCGCCGTTTACTTGCTTATATTGTTAAACGAGGAGGTATAAAATGGGAGAAAGCAAAATCAACAAAACTGAGATGCATGTGCGTAAGTGTTTTTCTGAACGCCTTAAGGGATTACGCAAAGGACGCAAGCTTTCACAGGATGAATTGGGCGCCGATCTTGGCTTGTCTCGCGGCAGTATCAGCTATTATGAAAAACAGAGCCGAACGGCTCCGATAGATGTTCTGTATGTCATTGCGGATTATTTTAATGTGTCTACAGATTTCTTGTTGGGTCTGAAAGATGAACCTGATCCATATGTTAAAATAAATGCTCCCAAAAAGCCTGGAACTTCTCATACGCTTCCAAAAATTTTAGATGATGTCCCAGCTCTGGCAGCTCGGCATTCTGAATTATGGAGTGCTTTTATTCGAACGTCGCTATTGCTCCCTCAGGAATCTGGATTACGGGATAGTCTTTTCACTGCAGTAATGGGGACAATAGATGCTTACATGGTTGCAGCACAATTTCTCCGATCAGGTAAACCCTTATCAGAGTTAATCTCTGCGCTCCAGGATACCAAAGTATCTACCGAGCTTTCTATGTCTATCCTTGTTCAGATCTCTGGCCTTCAGGAGAAAGCGATTAGTGCCAGCCAAGATGATAGGGGAAAAGAATAAAAAATAAGTACCGACTTTTTATCAAGAGTTTATATGAAGGGAGGCGGTTGGTTGCCGGTTTACAAAGATGAAGAGAGAAAAACGTGGTATGTCTGGTTCCGCTACAAAGACTGGGCCGGCGTTGTGCGTCAGCACAAGAAGAGAGGCTTTCAGAAGAGATCTGAAGCTGTCCAGTACGAGCGAGACTTTCTAAAAAAGCAAAGCGGCAGCTGTGATATGAGCTTCGGCTCTATGGTGGAGCTATACATGGAAGATTGTAAATCGCGGCTCCGCTCCACGACATACGAAAGTAAGAAATACCTCATTGAGTCAAAAATACTTCCAACTTTTAAAGATTTACCTGTCAATGCTATAACAGCCGCTACGGTGCGTAAATGGCAGAATGAGCTCCTGGATGATGATGCTGAGTATTCTCCAACATACCTTAAAACGATAAATAACCAGCTGTCGGCCATTTTCAATTTTGCCAAGCGCTATTATGGCCTGAATACAAATCCTGCAGCTGTCGCGGGATCCATCGGTAAAAAGAACGCCGAGACTATGCAGTTCTGGACAAAAGATGAATTTGAGCTTTTTATTGAAGCTGTTTCAGATAAGCCTGCGTCATATGCTATTTTTAATACCTTATTCTGGACCGGTATGCGCTCCGGAGAGCTCCTGGCCCTTACTCTGAATGATATAAATTTCGAAGCTAAAACGATAAGTATAACAAAGAGCTACGCCAGGATTGGAGGAGAGGATGTGATCTCTCTTCCAAAAACTCCAAAGAGCCGCCGGGTAATTACTGTACCGGATTTTCTCCTGGATATTCTGAAGGATTACGCCGGCCGCCTGGTGGACTATGAGCCTTCGGACCGCCTTTTTGAATATACAAAGCACTACCTTCAAAGCGAAATGGACCGCGGGTGTAAGAAATCAGGGGTAAAAAAGATACGTGTTCATGACATCCGCCATTCCCACGCATCGTTATTGATTGAACTGGGTTTTTCCCCGCTGCTTATATCAGAGCGTCTTGGCCATGAGAATGTGGAGACCACTCTGGAAATATACGCCCATTTATACCCCAATAAGCACGGGGAAGTTTCCAGTAAACTGAACGAACTATTTACCCCTAAAATTTTCCAAAAAACAGGCGAAAATCCGGGTATTTCAGAATAA